TCTTGCCCTGATTATCCACGCCCGGGTAGTCGTAATCGTTGCCCGGATTGGCCTGCCCGCTGACTTCCACGTTAAGAGGAACGACAAGGCCTTCACCCTGACCGTCAGGAAGTAACGGTAGATTCATTTCTGCTCTTGCCTCGTCCACGGTCATATAAGGACGGCCAGTCGCGGACTGGAGTATGCTTGCACGCTCCTCAAACGAGCCCTTGAGCTTCTCGGTAAGGTCGAACTCCACGTATGTGTTAGAGCTCGCGCCTACCATCGGCAGAAGGAATGCATTTATCCTCTGCTGGAGCATTTGAAGCACGGGACCGAGGCACTCAGCATAGAGCGCACGAGCGTTGTCCTTGCTCGACGCGTATGTCTGCGTGTCGGAGTGCCATATAAGCGACGGATTTACCCCATATGCGGCGGCCACGCTCTCGCGCGATAACTTTACCGACTGGGACCATTCAGACTCCTTAAACGACGTACTGAACGGCTTGATCTCCATGCCGTCCTCCATAACGGGTATGGAGCCAGCCTTCGAACCGCCAGAGCCCCATGACTCCCTGAACATGGTAGCAAATCGCTGGCGAGCGTTATCGTCCCACGGTGCCACGTCCTTCGGACGTATGATCTGCGCGTTAAGCCTTCCGCTTGACTTCCACAGCTGGCTTCTGAACTTGCCCGCCTCCACCTGCTCGGTTAACGTCTGACGCAGTGCGGCGATGGGTGAAAGGTAGCCTCCCGGGTTGCCAGCAGAGTATGTCTTGAACTGGACAAACTCCTCGCGCGGCACATCAACAGCGGTGCCATTGTTCGTCGCACAAATACGGATCGTGGCGGGTGCATACGTCGTGTCTGCCTCGCTCTTTATGATCCAGTCCTGCGGGACGATGCGGAGCTGATAACCGCTCTCGATGTCTGCGTCAGGTAACAGCCACACGTAAACGGAACCGAACACGAAGTACTCGACCATCAGAGCACGAATGAACTCGTACTCCGTCTGATCTCTGTTCGGTCTGTAAAGAAGCTGAGCCGCAATACTGTCACGGTCACGCTTGCGCTCCGTTTCACCGTCGCGGATGTACACCTTAAGCGGGAGCTGTGCGATGCTGTTAGCAAGGAAATTAACCACCGCCTGCAGGTTGTCCTGCGTCCGATATAGCTCTTTTGCGGTCATGTTAAGAACCTGCGTCGAGGCATCGCCCGTCACGGTGATGTTGTACACCGCGGGCCGTCTGAATATACGCCATCTTTCTGCTATACTTGGCATCTATCCGATACCTCCATTCTTTTCTTATACGAACATCACGCCTGCGCCTTGAGCGTAAGCGGACTCATATATCTTCCTCTCTTTTTTGACAATAGTCGTCGCGGCGGCATACGCCATCGCGCACGCCATCAAAGGGCTGATGTCGTCAGGGCTCTTGTTTCTGTCGGGTAGCATGATGCCGCCTCCGAGGTTTCGAAGCTGGCACGTCCTTCCCGGTGTATCAAGCACGGGCTGTGGCAGGTGGTACACCTTCACGCCTCCGCGTTGATCTTCAGGAGCGCACGCGGCAACCGCATCAAAGAAGCGGTTCCAGCCTGCCGACAACTCGGGGCCTTCCTGCGCCATGCGCTCAATGCCCTTTATGGTGCATATCTGCTCGGCAAGGCCAGACACGGGTGCGCCTCTGCCCTGAAAAGCGAGGTTCATGCCTCCGTACTTACCGACTCGGTCACGGAACCAGTCAATCGCCCACTCCGTTCCGATGCGCCTCTCGACTATCTCCACGTGGTAGTTGCCGTCCTCGCGCATACCGCACACGGAAATTACTGTCCACTTGCGGTCTTGGCTCATGTCTATGCCGAAGTAGAGCTCCGACATTCCATCGATACACGACGCCTCATCTACGCCGCCCAGCCACGCTCCGTCAGGGAACGGCTCGGGCAGTATTGTTTCTACCTGCTGGCACATGCACTCTGAGCGGAACTTGAGCTCCGGGAACGTGCCTCTGTTTGACATCAGGGCCCTTTCCGTAAGCCTGCCGTAGCCGAGTGCAGGGTTAGCCTGCGCGAGCGCCTCCATGTCGTCGGTCTTTGCGCCCTCGGGTGAGGACCACTCGAACAGACCGAGAACGTCGCCGTCTACCTTGCCTCCGAGGTCGGAGGCCTTCGTGCCGTCTATCTTCTCTAACGCCTGCGACCTGACCTGACGTAATACCACGCTGTCAGGATCACCCGCGTTTGAAAAGCAGATGACCATTCCGTTCGGTTTTGCCGACGTCGATGCGACTGCAGCAGACCAAGTCTCCCAGTCGCGGTGCTCTCTTAACTCGTCAAGCATAACGAGGTCATTCGCATCACCACGGCCCGCGCGTCTTGTAGGCGCGCCGACCTTATACGTGCGCAGACCAGTAAGCACTAACTTCTTGCCGCCGTTACGCCGTGCAACGTCTTGTATGTCATGCAGGAGCTCCTCGTGGGCCTCCTGCTCGTGTATGACCGCCTCCCAGACTTCCTCCGCCTTGTCCAACGACAGCGAGGTTCCGAAGATCGTGTCTACACACAGCACGTTCAAAAAGAACGACGCGATTATCTTCGACAGCTCCGTCTTGCCGTTCTGTCGTGAAACCATCAGCAGAATAGCTCTATACCTGAAGCCCCAGTCAGACTCAAGGTCGCCCGTGATCTCGAGCATGTGTATCAACGCCCATTCCTGCCACGGGTAAAGCTCCATGCGCAGTATTGTCTTGGCGTACTCAACCGCCGCAAAGCCGAGTGACGTGTCGGGTGTTAGTTCCCTTAACGGTGGTGTCCATAACCTCGGCTCTGTCTTACCCATAATCATGCTCAACCTACCTTAAACTTGGAGCGGAGCTCTTCTATCTTCGGTCGTTCCTTATTCTCGGGCTTCTTTACTACGTCGGAGGATATCTTCGACAGCCCGCTTGGTGTAAGGCCGAGCTCCCGCCAGTACTGCAGAGCGTCGCGGTTCAGGTCATTTATGAGCCTTAACGCAGGGTTCTGCTCGAGGTTGGTAGCTCCGCCCTTGTTGGTATGTTTAACGATAGGCGACGCGCCTGATGCAATATAGAGCTTCTCGGCCTCGTCGCGCTTCTCCAGTATGCTTGCGAGTGTGTCCATAACAGGCTCGAAAAACGGCTGATAGGTCCCCGCGAGCCTTGTAGACTCCGCTATTCGCTTTTTCCATGCCTCTTTTTTCATTTCACGCCCCCAGTGCTATTAACTCGTTACGCTTGAGCCTCGGTCTGTCCCACGAAGGCTCCCATGTAGCAAGGTCATCGTCCTGCGGTTCCCAGCGGTCCTCACGGCGTTCAATAGTTCTGACGGCATCGGACACCATGTCCACGCCGATCGGGAATATATGACGCCACAAGTCGTGGTAGTCCCATCCGGGCTTTATGAATACAACGCGCTGTGAGAGGATATCGCCTCCGTCGCAGGTTGCACTTTGCAGGTTGTAAATAGTCGCGCCAGTGATGGCGTCGCCCATGTGTACGGCCCAGCGGACCGCGTCCTGACCTCGGTGCCTCGGTAACAGCGACGGGTGAAACCCGATGCCGCCATACTTGCACTTGTCTAATATCTTGTCGCTTATCATCCAGTGCGAGTGCGCCGATATGATCAGCTCCGTTCCGTCAGGTATGAAGTCAGAAGTCAGCGTGTCGCAGTCAGCGATGACGGGTATGCCCTTTAACATCGCGTAACCGACCATCTTGTCCTTGTACTTCTCCTGCGGGGGCGGGGCTATGCCCACGATCTCATGTCCGTCTTCATACAGCCTTTTGAGGACAGCCTTTCCGAAGGACTTCTGTCCACATATAAAGATTTTCATTTGCTTTCACTCTCCGATGTATTTGAAGCCTTGCACGGAGCGGAAGTGACCTCCGTACCCGGTTGAGGTGATTCCTCCCCCACATACTTGAAGCCCTGAACCGCTCGGAAGTGCCCCCCGTATCCCACACCGACGATGAGGTTACGGTTGTGGCTTTTTTGTGATCTTTCGATTGATTTTGCGCTCTTTGTCTTATTGCCGCCGTACAACATCGCGCTGACCTGCACCCACTTTTTACTGTGCCGCAGATATCCGCACAACT